TCATTCATAATAAGTAACACCTACTTGACAAGAAAGAACAGTATTTCCTTCTTCATTGGTAAAATGTGATGTTCCTAAAACATTAACTTTTTTAATATTATTATAAATTTCATTCATTTTTGGAATATCGCTTTTTCTAATACTTCCTATTTGTTCATTATTTTTATTAAGAACTTTGAAAGCATCTTCACCTTCATAATCATATTTAATAATAGTTAGTTCTTCACGTAGTCCTAAATGCTTAATTAATTCTTGTCTATTATCGAAAGTTACACCTGCTAGGGTAAATGGACAAGAAAGACACTTTCGTTCTTCTATGGGCTTAATTTGGCTTGTAGAAGTGTCTTTTTTTGTCTTTAAAAAATTAAACATTATGAATCACCATCCTTTTCCATTAAGAATTTAATCATTTCTTTATTATTTTTAATAAATTCAAGTATTACATTTATTTGTTTTTCAGTAAGTTTTTTATTTTCTTCAAGTAATCCTATATCATATAGACCATTTATTAATGCACCTGATCCAGTAATTTTATTTTCATTGGTAAAATTATAAAAACCTAATTGTTCTTTTTGTTCATCGGTAAGATGTTTACTTATTTCTTCCAAATTAGATAATTCTTGTTTATTAATTGGAAACTTTTCATCCCATTGTTCATACGTTGTTCTTTTATCAGTTTTACCTAATAAATAATCAGTGGAACATCCAAATAAATCAGCTAATGATTCAAGTAATTCAGTACTTATACCATTGTTGTTAGCTTCCCAGTTAGATACATTGGAACGTGCTATATGTAATTTATCTGCTAATTGTTGTTGTGTCCATTTTTTAGCTTTACGTTCTAATTTTAATCGTTCACTAAACATTATTATCATTCCTTTCTACTAGTTATTATAACACTATTTGACAGTTTTACCAACAAATTTTAAAAAAGTTATTGACAGGGACACCGACATTTTATATAATGGATTTAAAGTTAGGAGGTGATAGACAATGAGAGTCAATCTTATAAATCGAAGAAAGCAGAAGAAATTAACACAACAAGAAATGGCTGATTTACTTGAAATATCAAGGTCTACATATGGTGGTTATGAACTTGGAAATTGGAATCCACCATTGGAAATAGCAGTCAAGATAAAGCAAATTTTGAATTATAAGAATGATGATCTATTTTTTTTAGAAGAAAAAGTCGGTGAAACCGACAAAAAGAAAGAAGGTTGAAATGATGAAAAAACCTAAACCTTTAAAAGTAATAGTAAAAAATAGACCATCAATAGAAGAAGCAAAAAGGAAGATTGAAGAAATTTCAAAAGAATTAAGTGCAATTTATTCACAGGAATTAAGAAGGGAAGATTAAATATGGAATTAATTATTAGTAGTGAAGCTTTAAAAGAAAATCAATTAAAAATGAGAAATAGGGAATTAGCAAGAATTAGAAAAAGAAATGAAGCAATTAAAAGAAGAAAAATGATTTATACATTTGTTACTGTATTAGTATTTGGATTTTTATTAATTAGTACAATTCAAATATTTACAAGTAAACCAGTTACAACAAAAACACCTGCTGGTGAATATACTTGTCAAGGTGGATTTATTAAAACTTGTTCTGGTTCAAGAGCAGTAATGGATTATTTAGGTGTTTAATATGTTAAAACTTTATGACTTTCAAAAACAAATATTAAATATGACTAAAGATAGAAATCATGTTGCTTATTATTTAGATATGGGACTTGGTAAAACTTTTGTTGGTTCAGAAAAAATGAAACAACTAGGAAATAAAGTAAATTTAGTAATTTGTCAAAAATCTAAAGTTAATGATTGGATTCAGCATTTTGAAGATTATTATTCTGAATATGAAATTATTAACCTTACTAAAGAAAAACAAGACATATTATTAGAACCTATTACTAAACCTACTATTTATATTATTAACTATGAATTAACTTTTAGAAGACAATATTTAAGATATTTAAAAGATTTTACTTTATTACTTGATGAAAGTTCATTAATACAAAATGAACATGCAAAAAGAACCAAATTCATTTTGAATATGAATCCAACAAACATAATTCTATTATCAGGAACACCAGTTGGTGGTAAATATGAAAACTTATGGTCACAATGTAGATTATTAGGTTGGTATATCAATAAAAGCAGTTTTTGGCAAAGATATATTCAAACTAGATTAATTGAAGTAAATGGATTTAATTTACCAATAGTAACAGGTTATATGAATGTTGGTGATTTAAAACAAAACTTACGTGATCATGGGGCAGTATTTCTTAAATCAAGTGAAGTATTAGATTTACCAGAACAAGTGGAAACTAAACAATTAATAGAACCAATACCAGCATATAAATCATTCAGAAAGAATTCCATAATTGAAATTGATGATGACACTTTGGTTGGTGACAATATATTAAAGAAAATGCTTTACGAAAGACAATTATGTGGACAATATAACACTAAAAAACTAGATGCTTTAAAAGAAATAATGGAATCCACATCTAATAGATTAATTATATTTTATAACTTCACAAAAGAAAAAGACTTGATAGTAAGTCTATGTGAAAAGTTGAAAAAACCTTATTCAATAATTAATGGTGAAATAAAAGATTTAAAAGCTTATCAAGAAAATGATGATTCAGTCACAATCGTACAATATCAAGCTGGTGCGATGGGACTAAATTTACAAAAAGCTAATAAAATAATTTATTTCACATTACCATTATCTTCCGAATTGTTTGAACAGTCAAGGAAAAGGATTCATCGTATAGGTCAAGATAAAACATGTTTTTACTATTATTTAATTACTAAAGGAAGTATTGAAGAAAAAATCTTAAAAACATTACAAATGCGAAAAGATTATACGAACGAATTATATAGGGAAGGAATGTAAATTATGAATTATATTGAAGAATTAAAAGATATTATAAACCAAAAGAAAGTATTAGAAGAAAGAGAAAAATTTTTAAAATCACAAATCGAAGAAGAAGTTGGGGAAGATGGTTATAAAGATGATGATGTAACAATTTCATATAAACAAGCATCAGAAACAACATCTATTGATTTAAAGAAATTAGAAGAAAGAGAACCAGAACTATACAATGATTTGTTAAAAGATTATAAAAAAGTCACTTCAAGAAAAGCAAGTTTTTCATATAGGTTTAATTAATGAAAGAAAAAAACTTTGAAAATAAAGTAAAGCAATACTTAAAATCAATTGATGCTTATTACTTTAAAGTATGGGGTGGTGGATTTCAACAAAGTGGTATTCCAGATGTAGTTGCATGTAAAAATGGAATATTCATTGGAATTGAACTTAAATCATCCACAGGAAAACCTAGTGAATTACAAAAATATAATATTAAACAAATTAATGAATCTGGTGGTGTTGGAATAATACTTTTTCCAGAAGGATTTGAAGAATTTAAAAGTCTAATGGAAGGGGTGATGAAATGCGATTCTCATATTCAAGGGTTGGAACTTTTGAAAGATGCAAATACCAGTACAAATTGCGTTATATTGAAAAATTAAGATGTGTATTTAATTGTGATCCAGCAAATGCTTTAACAATGGGAACTGCAATACATAAAGGATTAGAAACTGATGTTGATACTGCAATTAATGAATATTTTAATTCATACCCAATAGTAACAGATGAAATGATTAATGAAAGTATTAAAATAAGGCATTGGGTTCCAATCGTAAAGTCAATGATTCCAGAAGGACAACACGAATTAAAAATCGAAACTGAAGATTTTATTGGATTTATTGATTTACTTACAAAAAATGAAGATGGAAGTTATGACTTATGGGATTATAAATATTCAAATAATATTGAAAATTACATGAAATCAGGACAACTTCACATCTACAAAGATTATGTTGAAGAAGTTTATAAGATAAAAATAAGAAAGTTATTCTTTGTATTTATTCCAAAAACTTCTATAAGACAAAAGAATGATGAAGATTTATCACAATTTAGGAAAAGACTTTATAAGCAACTTGAAAAAATGGAAGTTCAAATTAAAGAAGTTCCATATGATAAATCTAAAAGAATTGAATTTTTGGAAACTATTCAAGAAATAAAAGCAAATACAAGCTTTGAAAAAAATGAAAATAATTTATGTGATTGGTGCGAATACAAATCACTATGTAAGGAAGGAAATGATTATATGATATTACCAAAAAATGAAAGAAAAGAAGCAAGTATAAACACTACACCTGATATGTGGTTATATGGTGATAGTTATTCAGGTAAAACAGTATTTATGGATTCATTTGATGATAATTTAATGATTAATACTGATGGAAATGTAGATCATATCACATCACCAGTAATTAGAATCAAAGATGAAGTAACAGTTAATGGAAGATTAACAAGAAAAAAATATGCATGGGAAAGTTTTAAAGAAGTAATAGATGAACTTGAAAAGAAAGATAATACATTCAAAATTATTACAGTTGACCTTGTAGAAGATATGTATGAACATTGTCGTTTATATATGTACCATAAAGAAGGATGGGAACACGAATCAGATGGTGCATTTGGTAAAGGTTGGGACATGATAATGACTGAATTCTTATCTACAATGAAAAGACTTAAGAATACAGGTTATCAAATCGTATATTTATCAAAACAAGTAACAAATACAATTACTTATAAATCTGGTCAAGAAGTAACTACATTCAAACCAAATATAAAAGATAAGATTGCAAATGTTCTTGCTGGAACAGTAGATTTAACTGCACGAATAGTTGTTGAAGATGATGGAAAACATTATTTAAGTTTTAAAAACTCTGAAACAATATTTGGTGGTAGTAGATACAACTTCGGTGTTGAAAGAATACCACTTAATCATGATGCATTTATAAAAGTTATGGTTGATGCACAAGAAGGTAAAAAAGTTACACATAAAGTCGTAGATGAACCAAAAAAGGTCGAAAATGAACAAGTTAAGGACACAGAAGAACCAATTAAGGCATCAAACGATACCATTCAGGGAAAACCTATTGAAAATAAAGAAGAAACTACTAAAGTAGACAAAAGTGTTCCTGAAGATAGTGAAAGACCTATTAGGCGAAGAAGAAAGGTAAGTGAATAAAAATGATAGAATTAAATGTTTATTTTAATAATGATAGCGAATTTAATGGACAAGCTTTATTAATCACTAATTTAATGACTGGTAAAGTAACACTTCATTTAAAAGAAGAATTATTTTTAAAAGAAGTAAATAAGTATATTGACCAAGCAGTTGGAATATTAAAAAGAAGTTTTGATATTGTGAATGTTAATGTTCACTGGGATTCAGTAAAGAAAGAAGGTAAATTATATGAATAATGAATTCTTTAAACGTTTAAGAGAATTTGGCGAAGAAATGGCTGAATTAGAAAAAGAAACACAAAAGGAAAAACAAGATGAAGCATGTAAACAATTATATAGTTTATATCAAAGTTTAATTGATGCTGGATTTATTCCAAGTATGGCTAGAGATATTTTATTAGTAATGTTAAAGAAAGGTTTAGATGGTGAAAGTTATGAGTAAAAATATATTTGAAGAATTTGATAAAGCAATTGATACAGAAGGACTACAAAAAGATATAAAAGAATCAGAAGAAAATGGTGCTAATTATCGTGAAGTACCTAAAGGTGATTATGAAGTTTCTATTAATAAATTAGAAATTAAAGCAAGTAAAAATGGTGATCCAATGTTTAGTTGTTGGTTTAAAGTTTTAACTGGTGATTATGAAAATTGTTTAATCTTTATGAACCAAGTTATTACACAAGGATTTCAAATACATATTGTAAATGAATTCTTAAGAAGTTTAGATACTGGAAAAGAAGTTGAATTTACTACTTATTCAAAATATGCTGAATTATTAGAAGAAATTAAGAAAGAAATAGATAATCAAAAATTAGAGTATGGATTGGAATATGGTGAAAGAAAAGGATTTAGTACTTTCAAAATAACTGATGTATTCGATTCAGAATTACCATTCTAATTTATGTTATTTTACGACTTTGAAGTATTTCAATATGACTGGTTAGTAGTCATATATGATATTACTAACAAAAAAGATAATGTAATTATAAATGATGCTGAAAAGTTGAAGCTATTTTATGAAGAACACAAAAATGATATATGGGTTGGTTATAATTCTAGACATTATGACCAATTCATACTTAAAGGTATTATATGTGGTTTAAGTCCACAGAAGATAAATAATTTCATAATTGTTGAAGGTAATAGTGGATGGCGATATTCTGATTTATTTAAAAATGTACCAATAAATAATTTTGATATAATGACTACTTTTCATGGTTTAAAACAACTAGAAGGATTTATGGGAAATATGATTAAAGAATCTGATGTTGATTTCACTATAAATAGAAAACTAACTGATGATGAAATTGAAGAAGTAGTTAGATATTGTCGACATGATGTTGAACAAACAATCAAAGTATTTATTCAAAGAAAATCAGAATTTGAAAGTGTAATGTCTTTAATTAAAACTTTTAAATTACCACTAAATTATATTTCAAAAACTAAAGTTCAACTTTCAGCTATCATTCTTGGTGCAAGAAAGACATTAAGGGATGATGAATTTGATATACAGTTTCCTAATACTTTAAAAATTGATAAATATAAAGATATTTATAATTGGTATAAAAATCCAATCAATCGTGATTATACGAAAGAATTAAGGGTTGATGTTGCTGGTGTAGAACACATATTTGCATGGGGTGGATTACATGGTGCAATACCAAACTATATTTCAGAAGGTAAATTTCTAAATATAGATGTTGCAAGTTATTACCCATCTTTAATGATTGAATATGATTGGTTAAGTAGAAATGTACCTGATTCAAGTAAATATTCTGAAATTAGAGATAAAAGACTTGCTTATAAGAAAGAACATAATCCTTTACAAGCACCATACAAAATTGTATTAAATGGAACCTATGGTGCTATGAAAGATAAGTTCAATAATCTGTATGATCCAAGACAAGCAAATAATGTTTGTGTAGGTGGTCAATTATTACTTTTGGATTTAATTGAAAAATTAGAAGGTAAATGTAAATTGATACAAAGTAATACAGATGGATTAATTGTAAAAATAGAAAAAGATAATGATCAAGAAATAATTGATATTTGTAAAGAATGGGAACATCGTACAAAGATGGAACTTGAATACGATTATTATGTAAAAATGATACAGAAAGATGTTAATAACTATATTATTGTTGCAGAAGATGGTCATTATAAATCAAAAGGTGCATATGTTAAGAAACTTGATAGTCTTGATTATGATTTACCTATTGTAAATAAAGCTATAACAGATTATTTCATTAAAGGTGTTCCAGTTGAAAAAACAATACTTGAATGTAATGATTTAAAACAATTTCAAAATGTTGTTAAAGTTTCTAGTAAATACATGTATGCACTATATGGTGATGAAATATTAAAAGAAAAATGTCTTCGAGTTTTCGCATCCAAAGATGGAAACGATAAGGGGGTTTTCAAATTAAAAGCAGAAGGCAAGAATCCTGAAAAAATCGCAGGAACACCAATTCACTGCTTTATAAATAATGAAGACATAAACGAAAGGTCAAGAATACCTAGAAAATTAGATAAACAGTGGTATATAGATTTGGCTAATAAAAGAATAAATGATTTTAAAGGATGTGGCTATGATGAAGATGATAATTCCTAAATATAATGGAAGACCTATGAAATTAGTAAAGAAATATAAACATTTTGCTATGTTCATGGATGAAAAAACTGGTATAAGACAATGTTATCAATATTGGGATTTAACACACTATGTGAATGAATATGGTGAAGTTGTTAAATTAGATGATAAAGGCAACGAATCAATAGTTGATGAAAAGAAAGAAGTACCAAAACAAAAAGTTAAGAATGATTTACGATTAAGTGAAATCATAGAAAGGATTATGGATTATGGGGAAATTTTCAAGGATTAAATTAATTTTAAAATGTAATCGTTTAGAAAATGAAGTTCAGACTTTAAATGAAACAATGAAATCTGAAACATGGAAAAAAATACTTAAGTTATTAGATGTTCCAGAAGAAGTTGAAAGATTAAAACGTGAAAATAAACGATTAAAGAAAATAATTGAAGAAAGGGGCTGGAAAAAATGACAAAAAAACTAGCACATACACTTATTTTTATAGGTTTAGTGCTAATCATAACAGGATTAATTGCACAAATAATTGTTGATAATAGAGATAATCAACTAATTATAAATGATTATAAAAAACAAATAGAAGCAAAGGATGAACTTATAGAACAACAAGGAAGAACAATTATAAAGTTAAGAAGCGAAAATGAAGCTTTATGGGACAATTATTACATGAATGTAAGTGAATATGATGGCGAATATTACGAATAAAGGATGGTGATACAAGATGGATTTTTTCAAAGGTTATGTAGAAACTAAAAATAAAAAATGTATTGAAAAAATTCGTGGAAGAAATGATTTTAAAAACTACAATCAAGTTAAATTACTTCCAGAATTTGCAGGAATACTTGCAGAAGAAACCATCCTTATAGATGTTGATGATTTTGACCAATCTGAAATATTATTTAAAATTGTCAATGATCTAAAATTAAAATGTAGAGTTTATAAAACTACACGTGGAAAACACTTCTTATTTAAGAACACAGAACAACAAACATGTAAGACACACACCAAAGTAGCAGTTGGATTAACAGTTGATATTAAAGTTGGTGTTAAAAATTCATATGAAGTTCTTAAATTTGATGGTAAAGAACGTGAAATACTATATGATACTGAAGAATATGAAATGGTTCCAAAGTGGCTATTTCCTATTAAGACAAAACAAGATTTTCTAGATATGGAAAGTGGAGATGGAAGAAATCAAGCTTTATTTAATTATATTCTTACATTACAATCAAATGATTTCACTGAAAACGAATCAAGAGAATGTATTGAATTAATAAATAAGTATATTCTAAAAGATTCACTTCCTTCTAGTGAAATTGAAGTAATAATACGTGATGAAAGTTTTAAGAAACCAACATTTTATAAAGGTAACACATTCTTATTCGATAAATTCGCAACTTACATGAAAAATCAATTTCATATAATTAAAATTAATAACCAATTGCATTTATATGAAGATGGGATTTATGTTACTGGTCAAGATAAGATTGAATCCAAGATGATAGAAGTTGTTCCATCATTAAATCGTGCTAAACGTAGTGAAGTATATGCATACATTAATTTGTTAATAAGAAAAAACTTAAGAACATTAGATGCGAATCTGATAGCATTTAAAAATGGTGTATATAACATTGAAGATGGTTCATTTACTGATTTTAGTCCAGATTATATTATTACCAATAAAATTAATTGGAATTATAATCCAAGTGCTAAAAGTGAACTTGCAGAAACAACACTTAAGAAATTTGCATGTAATGATGAAAAAATAGAAAAATTACTTAAAGAAGTTATAGGGTATTGTTTTTATAGATACAATGAACTTGGAAAAGCTTTTATCTTAACTGGTGATAAATCAAATGGTAAATCTACATTTTTAGATATGATTAGTTATTTATTAGGTCAAGAAAATATAAGTTCACTTGATTTGGCTGAATTAGGTGAAAGATTTAAAACTGCTGAATTATTTGGAAAACTTGCGAATATTGGTGATGATATTAAAGGTGATTTTATTCCTGATTTGGCAATATTTAAGAAATTAGTTACTGGTGATAGAGTAAATGCAGAAAGAAAAGGACAGGATCCATTTGAATTTAATAATTATAGTAAAATGCTATTTTCTGCAAATAAGATACCACGTGTTAAAGATGAAACAGGTGCAGTATTAAGAAGATTAATTATAGTTCCTTTTAATGCTAAATTTACTAAAGATGATAAAGACTATGATCCATATATTAAATATAAGTTAAGAAGTGATGAAGTTATGGAATATTTAATCTTGGTTGGATTAAATGGATTAAAAGATGTTCTTACTAATAAAGGATTTACTATATCAGAAAAAGTTGAAATTGAATTACAAGAATTTGATGAAATGAATAATCCTATTTTAATGTTTATTCGTGATAACGATGAAAATGACATTAAAAATCATACAACAAATGAAGTTTATCTTAATTATACCGAATATTGTCGTGAATCTGGATTAAATCCATTAGGTAAAATTGAATTTTCTAGACAAATGTGTAAAAATTTCGGTTTTAAAGTCACAATTAGAAAAATTGATGGCAAAACTATGCGAATTTTTGAAAAAGTTACGGATTAGTTACACATCGGTTACGGATGTTTTGATTAGATGTGTAACCTGTGAAAACATATATAAAATAAAGGAAAAATCAAAAAAGGTTACGGATGGTTACACATCTTTCTAACTTAAGTAAATGTCTTTTAAAAACATTACTAATAAAGTGTTGTTTTACTAAATATATATAAATAAAAAAATGGCTTCGATGTGTAACCTTTAATAAATTTTTGAAAGAAAACCTTTATGAAATAAGGGAAAAACAAGGTTACAGATGTCGGTTACAGATGTGTAACTTTTGATAAAAAGGAAGGTGATTTTATGTTAAAAGTTGTTATAAAGACTATATTTATCGTTTTTAATGTCTTATTTCTATTAGGTGCTAGTAGAGATTTCGAGAATAAAAAAAGAAATCCATTCGGTTATTTATGCTGGGTATTTTTTGAAATGATATTTATAATGGTGATGCTATGATACGTGAAGAATTAAATGAATTATATTGGCTTAATAAGGAAGTTGAAGATTTACAAAATAGATTACAAGAATTAGAAGAAACTTGTGGTGTAGGTTCAGCTAAAATTGATAATGAAATACATGGTTCAGGTGGTAAAAGTGATCCAGTAGAAAGATTGACCATTAAAAAGATACAATTAAAAAATCGTATTTATGAAACTATGTTATTGATTTTAGAAGAAAAAGAAAAAATCGAAAAGTTTATTGAAACAATACCAGATTCCAAATTAAGAACAATTGTAAGATTAAGAAATATTGATTTAATGACTTGGGAAGAAATAGGTAATATTATGGAACTTGATAGAAAGACTGTAAGTAAAAAATATAATGATTTTATAAAAGATTTAAGAAAGGTGATGAAAGAAAAGAATGTTAGATAAATTGGAAGAAAGAAATAAAAAATTAGAAAAAACAATTCAATTAGCAAATACATCTGATGAAGATTTGGAAAAAATGAGTTTTAGAGAAAAACAAAAAGTATTTAAAGCAAAAACAAGTCTTTGTAAGAAAGTATGGGATTCATCTAAAGGAACATACAAAAAGAAAGTATATAAAGCAAAAGTTAAAAAAGCTGATAAAGTAGGTGTTAATGTTAAATGATGAATAGAAATGAATATTTAGAAATAATTAATGGTAATGGAACATACGAAACTATTGCTAAAGAATTATTACAAAATAAAACTGTTGGAATCGGATGGACTGATGAAGAATATACACATTTTGATATTATTTTTAAATTAGGATTAGATGTTAAAGAAGGTTCATTTCAACGTGGAATTAAAAAAGAATATTTATTTGTTAGTATAATAGATCATACATCTTATGGATTTGTACCTAATACAATAAAAGAAGTTGGTTATATTACTGAAAAATTAGGATTACATAATGATAAATTATCTGAATTGATTAATGGAATAATTATGTATCTTGGAAAGGTGTGTGATACTAATGATTAGTGCAGTGAATGAAGTTATTAATCAAAAAACTACTAATCAATATATGATTATTGAAGATAGATATTTGACTTTAAAAAGATATTTAAAATTATTAATAAAAGAAAATAGACTTGATGTTCAAAATGTTGAATGTATCTTAAAAGCTTTGGATGATGAACCTATCGAAGTAATTGGTGAAAGTAATGAATGATGGAAAAATAGGATTAAGTAATTTAAAAATAATTACAGAAGATGGTCGAGAATTAGAAGTTGGTAAATGTGAAAATGTTGGTATAGATTTCAGTAATAATGAACATGATGAATTTGTTGAAGGTTTTAAATTATTAACTGATAATAATGGACTAACATTTGAAGCGAATATTAACTTTACTAAAAAATATCATCGAAAAAGAAAAGGAAAAAGATATATCATAACATATTATGAAGAATATTCTGATATAGATGAACTTATTGAATTAGTAACAGGAAAAAAATTAAAACATATTAAAAAAGTGGGTGAAAGTAATGGCTAAAGAAATAGATATAAAACAAGATTTATATTTATGTAGTCCATTATTAAATAAAGAATGTTCTAAAACTAATTGTTATATAAATAATGGATGTTGTTGTCATACAGTTAATAAAGAGTATTCACAAGAAAACTTAATTGAAAAGGAAAAGGATTTATCAGATAGAATTGTTAAAGCATCTAGAAAGATTGATAAATTCAAAGAAACTTATATTATTTGTTTTGATAAACCATTATGGGATTTTGTTAAACGATTAGAAAAATGTTTGAAAAGTGGTGATAAGTAAATGTGGTTCTTTGAAATGAAATATGGAAATAATTGTATGCTTGGTGGACATTTTTACAATAGGGAAGAAATGTATGAATGGTTTTCAAACATGTTAAAGTATTATACATTTTCAGATAAATTCTATGATTTAAGAATTTGGTTCGATGAAAGTGCAGGTGATGATCAATGAAGATTAAAGATATAAGATTTGGTGATATTGTTACATATAGAAGTGGAAGAATTAATCACGTTAATAATCCTTATAATTATCATTATTATTTCAATGATAACTTTGAAAATAAAACATTTACTTCTGATTTCGATATTATGAGAATACAAAGATATGTTAAAGTTCTATGGTTCTATAAATTAAAAACAATTTACAGAAGATATTAAATTACCCAAAATTCCCATTAGATTTATGTTATTATGGTAGTGTGAAGAATAGGTTGAAAGACATCTATTCTTTTATTTTGGAGTTGATAAAATGGCACTTGAATATTCAAAATCATTCTATAATTCTAGTCAATGGAAGAAATTAAGATTATATGTTTGTCAATCAAGACATTGGACTTGTGAAGAATGTGGTGAATATGGTGACCAAGTTCATCATATTATTGAGATTACACCTGATAATATCAATGATCCTAACATTACTTTGAATGAAGATAACCTTCAATTGCTATGTGAAGAATGTCATAATTCAAAACGTAGGACTGAAAAAGATATTGAAGATGGATTAAAATTTGATGAATTTGGAAATTTAGTCAAGTCCCCCCTGTTTGAAGAAGAAAAATAGTCACGAAAATACCGACGCCCCCATTTCAAAGAACTGAAGATGGGTTTTATTATGCGATGGGGGTTCAGTAAGAAAGGTAATGATAATATGGCAAAAAAGAAAGAATTGACCAAAGAAGAAAGAATTAAAGCTGAAAAAGATAGACTTGAAAAAATCTATAAAGCTTTACCAGAAAAAGAATATAAGACTGCATTAAAACTAATTGATAATGTTGCTTTTATGTCTGTAACTTTGGAAGATTTGATGGCAATCATAAATAATGATGAACTTGTAAAGACAACAATCAATGCAAGTCAGACATTTATGAAAGAACATCCAGCATTAACTTCTTACAACAAAATGTATGCTAATTTT